GGACAGATCAGTTATTGATAGAGGAAATTTTAGAAATTGACCAAAGAGTGACTTTAGAGGAAGGAATAAAGTTTAATAACTTTTTAAAAGACTGGGCTAAAAAAGCAAAACAACCATTAGATAAAGTTAGAAAGTCAATGATGAACAAGAATACTTTTTCTGTTGCTAAATTAAATAATTTTAGTGTTGAAAAAGTATTTGATATGGCTAAGAAAGGGTTTAAAGCATATCAAAAAATTATCAACTATGTTCCTGATAAGATAGCGCAGAAATTAGCAAAGACTAAGTTTGGTGAAAAGAAAGAAAAAGCTTTAACTAAATTAGATGATTATTTAAAAGAACATCCAAAACTAAAAAGAGTAATGGGTTTAGGAGCAGCCGCGGCAGTAACTTATGCTTGGACTAAGATGACTTTTATCGGAGATCCAGAGTATGATTTAGATTTATCAGCAGCCGCCACAGCGGCCGCGACAGGAGATGTTAAGTTTGCAGATTTATTTAGTGGTCAAATGGGAACTAAATTTTTAGTATTAACTGTAGTTGGTGCTACTACAGGTTTGACAGCACCTTATGTAAAAGCGTTAGGTCGTGTTGGAACTATGGCAGCTGGTGTTGGGTTCGGTGCTTATAGAGCATATAAAGCTCGTAAACAAAGGAAAGCAGATGCCGAAAAGAAAACAAAAACATCTGTTCCAGATACCGTAAAGAATCCTAATCCAAAGGGTAGAAAGAAAACAGTTAGTCGTAAAAGTGCAGTTCAATGGGTAGCTAAAAATAAAGGAACAAAAGCTGCTAAGAAATACGCAAGAAGTTTGTCCGAAAGAGTTTCTATAGTTGAAGAATTAGATTTATTGTTGGAAGGTGGAGCATACGGACATATGGCACATCCATTTGATGATAATAATTTAACTTTTGGGGATTTGAGGAACATAATTATATTAGGACTTGGTGGAAAACTAAGTCGTGAAGATAATGTTACAGAGAAACTTGACGGACAAAACCTAATGGTAAGTTGGGTTGATGGAGAATTAAGAGCCGCTCGTAATAAAGGACATTTGAAAAGTTATGGTAAATCATCATTAACTACAAGTGGAGTAAAGAGTTTATTTAGTGGTAGAGGTGATGTGAAAGATGCTTTTGTAGGAGCTATGACAGATTTAGAAAACGCAATAGGTAGATTATCAGATGCACAAAAAGAAAAAATATTCGGTAATGGTAAACGATGGATGAATTTAGAAATTATGTATCCTAAAACTGCAAATGTAGTTGATTATGATGTTGCAGAAATAGTATTTCATGGTACATTAGAGTATGATGAAAGTGGTAAACCAATAGGACAACCAAGAGATTCAGCTCGTATGTTGGCAGGTATGATTAAACAAGTAAATGCAAATGTTCAAAAAACATTTAAAATTGGTAAACCTAATTTTTTAAAAATACCTAAAAATCAAAATTTTGGTAAATTAAAAAGAAAGTTTTTGGGTAGATTGAATAAATTACAAAAACAATATGCATTAACGAGTTCAGATTTATTAGGAGATTATCATAGAGCTTATTGGGAAGAATTTATTTTTAACGCGTCAAAACAATTTGATGTTAAATTAAAAAATAATCAATTAGTAAATCTGGTTAATAGATGGGCATTTTTTGATAAGTCATATAAGATACCAACGATAAAAAAAGATTTTAAAGATAATCCTAAATTTTTAGATTGGGTATTATCAACGGATAAACAAGACCATATGAAAATGTCAAAGAAAAATATTAAACCTTTTGAAGTTTTATTTTTTGAAGTTGGGGCAGAGATACTTAAAAATGTAAGTGGATATATAGCAGTCTCTCCAGATAAAACTGTTCAAAAAATTAGAAAAGAGGTTATAACGGCTATTAAAGATTTAAAACAGAAAAAAAATGTAGAAAAATTAAAAAGTTTAAGAATACAATTAGAAAAATTAAAAGAAATTGGTGGATTGTCCGCAGTTGTTCCAAGTGAAGGAATAGTGTTTAAGTATAAAGGAAATATTTATAAGTTTACAGGTGCATTTGCTCCAATTAATCAGATTCTTGGGTCATTGAAATTTTAATAAGAGGTTATTATGGCAAATTATAGTAAAACAGCAGAACGTCAAAGTAAGGCGTTAAATAATATAATAAACGATCGACCAGTTGAAAAACGAATATTTGTTGGTGGTGTCGATCCAGAGTTTAAAAAAGAATTACAAGAAAAAGAATTACAAGAAAGAAAAGAACGTGAAGAACTTACTAATGTTTTAAAAGAAGCACGGACGCCTTGGTTTTGTCCAAATTGTGATACAATAATGAAAAAACGAATAGATTCAGAATATTATCGTAAATTTGGACATTGTTTGGATTGTCAAGTAGAATTTGAGAATAAATTGGCAATAAAAGGCGAGTTAAATGAACATATAGATAATAAGGTTAAATCAAATAAAAAGGCATTTATAAAAGATTTGAAACAATCAATAGAGGAATGGAAAAATTCTAAAGATTATGTGGAGTTTTTTAATCAAATAAATCCAGATGGATATACGATTGAAAAGGAAAAATGGAACAAAGATCAGCTAAATATGAGTAAATTGATAGTAGAAGCTGAAGAATATCTACAAAAATTAGAAGAATCTATTTAGTTTATATTTATATAAAAACCTACGCATAGTTAATTGGGAGAACTTATAATGACACTATCGGAACTTAAAGAAATGATTCGAGGAGAAATCCAAAGTGTGATGGAAGCAGATAAATCTGATATAGAAAAATTGGATGTTAAACTACCAGCACAAGTCGAAAGACATTTAAAGAAAGCAGTAGCCGCAATAAAGGATTCAGGATTAAATCGTCGCAGACAAATAGCGGCTTTAGCGAGAGTAATTGACGCTCTTGGATTAGATAGAACTGAATTAATGCGGTATATGTCTAAGATCAAGAAGGCAATATAGTATGTGGAAACTCGTATCCCTAATTATGGCTTTATTAGGGTTGAGTGGAAAAGCGAGTGCTAAAAAGAAGAAAAAGTTAAAGTCTGTTAATAAAGAATTAAAAAGCACTGCGAGAAAAACTAAAACCGCAATTAAAAAAACACAATCTTCGGCGAAAAAAACTAAAGCTTTAAAGAAGAAAGCTAAATCCATAGAAGAGGAAATAGATGAAGTTAAAAAAACGAGTAAAACTCGAAAGAAAATTTCAGATTCTAAGGACGCAGAAGATTTTTTAAGAAAATTTGCAAAAAAATAGGAGCAAATAATGGCAATAAATGACCATCCATCTGATTATGATCAATTCGCAAAACATGGACATACAGGTAAATGGCATTCTGTAACAACTGTTCAGAATGCTACTGGTAGTTTTACTGGTTCCGATTACGGAGCTGGTGGTATAATTGTAGCTGAAGCTTCTACAACGGGCCACGTAACATTAAGTCAAGGTGGTACAATTGATTTATCAAAACTTACAGTAGGTACTGTATATGAGTTTAGTATAAGAGAAGTAGCTAACAATAATAAAGTAACATATGTCCTTAAAAGAAATCCGAAATTATAATGAAATGGTTGATAGGACTTTTTCTATTGACGGGTTTATTAGGGCAGGTAACTTTAAGTGAAGAAGATGCGATAAACCTAACAAAGAATATACAAGATTTACAAGCTAAAACAGATAGCTTAAATAAAATTGTAATTCTACAAAATGACCTTATATTTACATATAAGGCTACGATTAGTCAAGACGATACTACTAAAAAATATTTAAATGAGACTATTGAAAGTTTAAAGAAAGAAAATAATTTATTGGAAAAAAAAACTAAGTTGGTTAAACCATCTTGGTATGAAAATAAATGGTTATATTTTACCTATGGGGCAATTTTATCTTACGCGATAACATCTACAATTAATTCTATAACTAATATTTTATAATGACATCAGGTAAAAAACAATTAAAACAAGCAATTCGTACCGAATTTTTAAAATGCGCACAGGATCCTGTATATTTTTTGAGAAAGTATTGTGTGATACAACATCCTCAAAAGGGTAAAATTAAATTTAATTTATATGACTATCAAGAAGATACCATTAGAGAATTTGTAGAAAATGAATATAATATTATTCTGAAGGCACGTCAGTTAGGCATATCTACATTAACTGCAGGATATGCACTTTGGTTGATGACTTTTTATAATGATAAAAATATTTTGGTTATTGCTACAAAACAAGAAGTTGCGAAAAATTTGGTTACAAAAGTTCGTGTGATGCATGCTAATTTACCAACTTGGTTGACTCAAAATTGTGTAGAAGATAATAAATTAAGTTTACGATATAGTAATGGGTCACAGGTAAAGGCAGTTGCTAGTTCTGATGAAGCAGGTAGGTCAGAAGCCTTATCTTTATTAATACTTGATGAGGCAGCATTTATTGATAAAATTGATAGTATATGGACAGCGGCATCCCAGACATTAGCATTAGGTGGAAGGTGTATAGCACTTTCTACACCAAATGGTGTTGGTAATTGGTTTCATCAAACTTGGGTTGGTGCGGAAGATAAATTAAATAGTTGGAATACTACAAAATTACATTGGACTGTACATCCAGAAAGAGATATGGAATGGAGAACCAGTCAAGATAAATTATTAGGGCCTTCAAATGCCGCTCAAGAATGTGATTGTGACTTTATCACTTCTGGTCAAAGTGTAGTTGATGGTGTTATATTAGAAGAATATAGAACTAATGTTTGTAAAGACCCAATTGAAAAACGAGGTGTTGATAGTAATTTATGGGTTTGGGAGCCACCTAATTATACTAAAAATTATGTAGTGAGTGCTGACGTTAGTAGAGGAGATGGAACAGACTATTCTGCGTTTCATGTAATGGAAGTAGAAGAATGTAAACAAGTAGCAGAGTATAAAGGTAGAATGTCTACAAGAGATTTTGGAAACTTGGTTGTTAATATCGCAAAAGAGTATAATGACGCGTTATTAGTTATTGAGAATAACAATATTGGTTGGGCGGCTATTCAACAAGCGATAGATAGGGATTATGATAATTTATTTTATATGAGTAAAGATTTACAATATGTAGATACACAAAAACA